TAAAAGTTATTTTTATTTTTTATTTTTGTAAAAGATAATAAAAAATACCTAAGACCTACAAAATAAAATAAAAATAATAAAAACAATGCCTTACACGCCAGAAATAATAAAAAAATAATAAGTTGTTTGTATTTTATTTTTTATCCGGAAACGATTTGGAAAAGTGCCCATACTATGCAGAGCCTTGTCACAGGCCAAAACCAAAATATGGAAAGGTTCATATATTCGTCTTTGTCGTCCAATGATTTTGCTGCTCTAGCCTTGTACGGCATCTAAAAAACCCTGTAGGATAGGGGTATGAAGAAAAAGACAAGACTCCCAGAAGATGAGGTGAGATTTTTGTCCAGTCTTCCAGATGAGATGCTTCCCCCACGCCTCCGTGCCCTTTGGGAGGCTGGCTGGTCATTGGCTGTAATTGCTAATTCACTCAAACCTGCTCGCCCTAAGTCAACAGTCCACTTCTGGGTCAAGAATGCTAAGTCAGAAGAGCAGAGAAGGCCAGTCCCACCTACCCCACCTAAATCTTTAACCTCTACCGCCCCACTAAACAATGCCCCCCGCATGAGGTCTATCTCCCCAAGCGTTCCGCCAGAGTTGAGACCTCAACTCAAGCAACTTGCTGACCTCTCAAAGAGATATAGAGCAAAGACACCAAGCAATAGCCCCCTTGCGATAGCCAACAAGGAACTCACAGCGATTGCAAAAGAACTTAGAGACCGTGGCGTACCCGCTGCGGACATCGCTGAAGCCGCTGGAGTTACCTACAGAGCAATGGCAAGGCGACTAAGCAATGTCTAGAACCTATAAAAACACTTCTGGCACATACTCTGAAGAAGAACTTGTTGTAGCAGTCTGGTTCAACCCTAAAAAAGTAAAGTCCAGACCTAACGCCAGACGTTTAGAGACACTTACCTCTGAAAAATCACACTACCCTATTGCTTTTCCATTAGCAACACTTCAGGAAACAGAGTCTTGGATGTATTGCCCTGTTGCTAAACAGCCTAGCGACTTAGAAACCTTTCTAACACCAGAGAAAGCAACTAGAGAGAAGCCTCTACTAGTCCCACTGGCTCTTGCTAAGTCTTATCTTGGCTGGCTTGAGTTCCACATACCATCTGAATACACGGAGACTAAGTGAGAGTACAAGCAGATGTATTTCCATCAGTAGTTGCTTTGGCAGAACCGAATTCTTTAGAGGATTTGAGAGAGTTGATGCCCAAAGGTGCTGCCCCGAAAGGAACCAGAAGGCTTGATAGGTGTCGTGTCGTGGTTTTCAACAATCAGTTGCTTATCGCTGTAGACTCTCCATCAGGACCTAGTCTGGTATTTCAAGAAAACATTACCTTCTACGAAAAATATGAAAAGGTTCATCGAGTGATCACCCAAACAGGAAAACTTATAGCCTTCAAGAGAGATGACAATTGTGGGTGTGGCTCACGCTTACGTTCTTGGAGCCCTTACGGAAGCACTTTGATGGCTCAGGGGGATAATTGATTACAGACTTCTTCCAGTTAGCAATTGCTGGACTAGCGACCTACAGGATATCTAGGTTGATGGTTAGAGACGAGATTTTTGACAAACCCCGTAACTGGATATGGAAAAAGTTTCCTCCAGAGAGCAATAAGTTCGGATATTTCTTTACTTGTATGTGGTGTACCAGTGTTTGGGTCGCATCATTACTCGTAATATCCCGTATCATTATTCCAGAGGCCACGCAAGTAGTTGAAATAGTCTTAGCGCTTTCTGCTATTGCTGGCTTGTTATCCGCACACGAGGATAGGTAGTCCTAGTGTTCCGTAACGAAGACGAGGAGTAAATCTGTGGGCGTATTCAAACGCGAAGAACCATCCAGTGAACCTGTTCGTCCTGCCGTTCCCAAGAAAGCATCCTCGCCTAAAAAGGGTAAATCAAAATCTACTACTCGCTCTACACAATTAGTTGCTCGTCGTAGTTCTTCTAAAGTTTCTGGCCCCGCTTCAGTATTTTTATCATCACCAGCATCTCCTGTTGCATATTCAACTCCACGTTCTTTAACTGCTGCCGCAGTTCAAATTAAAATTAATGACAAAGGCGAGTTTGAACAATTCAGACAACGTCGCGCCGCTGGTTCATCAGCATGGCAAGCAGAAGCCTGGGAATACTACGACGCAATCGGTGAAGTGAAGTATGCCTTCAACCTTGTTGCATCAGTTGTTTCACGAATTAGAATTTATGCAGCGGTTGTAGAGAACGCATCTGAGTCCCCAACATCTGTACGCAATGCACGAATTATTGATCCACGTCTTGCTGCTGCCGCAGAAAGAGCACTTGCTCGTTTAGATTCTGCATACGGCGGACAAGCAGGACTTCTTAAGGATGCAGCACTTAATCTTTCAGTTGCTGGTGAATGTTATCTAGTTCAGATGCCAGAGAAAAAGGGATCAGGCGTTCCTGAATCATGGGACATTCGTTCCGTTGATGAAATTATGGCAGATGCTCGTGGTGGATACAACGTTATTGGTCGCCGTGAACAAACAGCAGGTGGATCTATAGGAGTTAATCGTCTTGCTAATGGTGCATTCGTAGGACGCATTTGGCGTTCACATCCACGTTACTCAGATGAAGCAGATTCATCACTACGCGGTCTTCTAGACCTTTGCGCAGAACTTCTTTTGCTCAACAGAACATTCCGTGCAACAGCACGCTCTCGTCTAAACGCTGGCGCTCTTTACTTACCAGATGGTTTATCAGTTGCTGCACAAGGCGACCCTGACTATCCATATGATGAGGCAGACAGTGAATTAAATCCTGGCTTTACAGCAGAAGAAGCAGAAGATGAGTTTGAAGAACAACTTATTGATGCAATGACAACTCCGATTCGTGATGAAGAGTCAGCATCAGCAGTTGTTCCTCTTATCATCCGTGGCCCAGCCGAACTTGGCGATGCCATTAAACAATTCAAGTTTGAGCGTTCGTTCGACCCTGCGTTGGCTCAACGTGCAGACCGTGTTCTTGAACGTATCCTTCAAGGTTTAGATGTTCCAAAGGATGTAGTCACTGGTCTTGCCAATGTGAAATATTCGAACGCTCTACAAATTGACGAAGCACTCTACAAGGCACACATTGAACCATTGATGTTGCTCATTGCAGATGCTTTGACTATCGTCTATCTACGCCCATACCTCACTGCTCAAGGTTTCAACGCAACCGAGGTTGACAGAATTGTTGTTTGGTATGACCCAAGCGCAGTTTCAACTCGCAATGACAGAGCAATGGATGCTGACTCTGGATTTGATAGAGGAATTATCTCTGGAGAGACATGGCGTCGTGCTCACGGCTTCTCTGCATCTGATACACCTACAGCAGAAGAAGTTGGAATCAGAATGCTCTTTGAAAAGGGAGCAATCACACCTGAACTTACTGAAGCAATGCTTGGTGCACTAAGTCCTGAACTTATGATGAAGGTAAGAGAGGCTCAACAAGGCGCATCTGTTGCTCCGCTACCTGAAAGTGTTGAACAACTTCTACAACAAGCAACTTCTGGAGCACCTGCGGAAGGCGGTGAACCAAATGTCGAAGACAATCAGCCAGACACCAGCACCGAAGTCTGATCAGATTAAAGGTTCATCAAAAAACAAAAAAGATTCTGCTAAAGGAACTAAAGAAGCACGCAAAGTAAAATTTTCAGCATCAGTTGAAGCATCTTTGAAAGAAAAAGTTTCTAAACATAATGAAAAAGCACCTTCTGGACGTAAAGCATCTCTAGGAATGCTCAAAGCGGTGTATCGCCGTGGCGCAGGAGCATTTAGTGTCTCGCATCGCCCTGGAATGAATCGTAATCAATGGGCTATGGGTCGCGTCAATGCTTTTCTAAAACTTCTCAAGTCTGGAAAGCCTACTAACTCTGCTTACACCACTGACAATGACCTTTTACCTTCTGGACATCCTCGTTCTACTAAAAAATCTAATTCAATTACAGCAGCAGGTCTTGTTCCAGAAGAACAAGAGTTAGCAGCAGCACTTGTTGAGATTGCTACCAAGTATGGAAAGTTTAATGAAGATGAAACTGGCATATGGGCTGGCTACACATCTGCGGCAGATAACAAAGACCAAGAAATCGGCGTTCATTGCGCCAACTGCGTTCTTTATGCTGGCGGAGACCAATGCCAAATCATTTCCCTACCTGTAGAGCCAATGGGAGTATGTCGTTTTGCTGTTCTTCCTGATGGCGTAATCAAAAAAGAAGGAAAAACATCTATGAAAGATGTTGAAGAATTTGCATACGAGCAAGAACTTAATATTGAACTAAAAAATAAAGAAGATTACCTATATCCAGAAGACGCTATCCTTGCTATGGCAGAGTATTCAGGTTATGGATATGAAGCAGAAGAAGCAATTAGAGCAAGTTGGCTTCGCGGCGTAAGAAATGGCGATGACCCTTTTCTTCGTGCTTCGCTTTTAGCATCTTTGGGTCATGCAAGTCTTGATGGAGATTTATTACCAGAGTTTGAGGAAGGTATATAAGAGTGAGCAGAATTCGCAGACTAAGTCACGCAATTTCAGAAGAGGGACGTCGCTCTCAATCAATGAGCCAGGCTCTTCGTATTCGTGAGTCAGCACTTTCTGTAATTGAACAGGCGAACACAAATGCTAATACTTCTCGCCGTATTACAAAGAAGGCAGCATTTACTGTAGTTCTTCGCTCGCTTCAAGCAACACGTAATCTTCCATTCTCACTTCGTGAGCATATGGCTTTGAAGGAACTTACTCAATACATCAACCTTGCTCAGAACAATAAGACTAACTCTCTCACTCTCTCTCACACAGATTTACTTCCAATTTCACACCCACGCTCTACTCGTGACCATTCACTAACAGCATCTGCCTTAGATTCATCTCGTGCTCGTTGGTTCGTTGATGACGCACGTATTACAGATGAACGTGCACGAGTAATTCTTGCATCAGCACTTACTTCAGAGTTTGGCTCTGTAGAACACACTTACTACAACTCAATTCTTTCTGGTCTGCCACAAGGCACTCTGCCAACGGAGACATTGCTTGCTGCTATGGGCGATGGAAACTCTCCAATTGCTCGTTCTCTTCGTGCAAAACTACAGCGCCGTGACCGCAGAGGTCGATTCGCATACCAAGGCGGAGGACTTCGTGCTTTAGTTCGTCGTGCTGGAAAAGTATTTAGCGTTGTTGGTAAAACTCTTATGGACTCCAATGATGGAGAAAATGTTC